CAGATGTGTATAAGAGACAGGCACTTAACTCGCCGTAGTGCAAAATGTCTTTAGAATTTTTGCTCATTTTAGCACCACTCATTAACTGACCATTATGCTTATGCGTTTTACCAGTAAAAAGTTTGCCATCTTTTTTATAATGTTTTACGTTTTTCATGGTCTGTAACAATTATCCTGTTATGGTTTTGAATGTTTAGTTTTAACGCCTGCTATCCTCGTTTTCCAAGCATCAATGTCGTGATAAATCTCGTCAAGTTGGTCTGTTACTTTCCCGTATTCTTCAATGCGCTTTTCTTCCCATGTAAGCTCTGGTTCAGCCCATGCGGGAATAGTGTTGCCAGAATCAAGATAGGGTTGAACATGCTTGCGATAGGCTGCCGTTCCTTCACTAACAGAAAAGCTCTGACTTCCTATGCTAAAAGAAATGTCTTCTGGTGAGGTAAATTTTATATTTTCAATCATCTTAAAACTCCGCTGTTACGAGTAACCATTGTGTACCGCCTGTTTCCGTTCCTTCAAACCGCACCAAAACACCTGAGTTATCAGTCAAGCTCCCCGCTGTAGTCACATCAAGTCTCCCTGCGCTACGACCCGACCCCCCAGAGTTTAATGATATGGCAGTTGTAACAGTGTAAGACCCGTTTTCGCCCACATCAAAATGAGTCACATCACTCACCTGTAGAGTGGGTTCACCAATCATCTCAACAGGGAACTGCAGGGTTGTTTGTGCCCCTGTTGTTGATTTGGAACCACCTACTGCGGGTAACATCTCGTTATTAGACTCGTCGTTCTGCCATTTCTTCATAAACCTCTGCACGGCGCGTAATTCTTCACCGTAAGACTTCGGAATAAAAGGTAATGCCTTTGCGCCTGGATTTAATTGAACATCAGAGATAATGACCCTGTCTACCGCATCATTAGTCATATCATCCATCCAGATTAACACCCCAAGATTATTCGTTGATGTGGTGTTTAAAGATATGTTCTCTATCTTGAGGCGCTGAACACTAGTAGTAAGTGCCGTTAGTGCTGCCGGAGTGTTCTCATACGTCCAGTTAGATACTAACGTAGGGTTAGTGTTCTCTGCTCCCCATGACCCGTCAGCAATAGGTTCAATAGTCGGTGCGTCTGCCGTTCCATCCCATGCCAATACTGCGGCTCTTATCTTAGTGTAATTGGTAGCGTCCGTTGTCTCTGCACTAAAACTCAAAGAGACTACCCCAGCACCTGCTTTAAAAAGTCTCTCGGTTTCTCTCGCCTCTATAATCTGGAAGATACCACCTTTCTTGTCCTCTGTTTCAACATCAAGCCTGATGCCAGCGTAAGCACCTAACGCTAATTCAGAAAAAGTTGTTCTTTGTGTTACATCAAAAACATTGTCTCCATCAGAAACCAATACCCATCTATCCAAAATGTAATTCCCTGCAGCATTAGTGAAAGCTGATGTAGAAGTGTAAGAAATACCAAGCATCCTTTGGTCAACACGGAAATCGCCGTTATCAAGGGCGTTATACATAGTCCATTGGGGCGTAATTAATGTTTCTTCACAGTAAATACTTTTGGCAACACCTAAACCACCATCGGTATGGATAGAGCCTGTTGTGCCGCTTGTGGAGTCTGTGGTGTCGTCTACTGATAATATACCTGCCACTGTGAGTGTCTGAAACAGTGCATCCTTGATGTAACTCATTAATTGACGGATAGCATTATTCACTGAACTAGGCGGCATACCCTCGTCTATGTCAATCGAGTTTATGTCCGTATTTAAACCAGGAGTCGTGTCAAACTCTGATATTTTAGTTTTTGCCATTGGTTTATACTCTTGTTATGGAATTAGTATTGATCTTATTGCTTCTGAGGAAGGTTGTTGATTGCCGAGAGACTGTCGCCAGGAAAGGCATTTAAGCCGATTGCTGGCATTAGCCGATCAATACCTGCTCTACCGTATTGACTGTCTATAGCTGATTTCATTAAGTTCATTCCACCGCTTGAATAATCTGGAGCTGTCATTAGTTTCTGATAAGGCTTTGACAGAATAGTTGATCTTGCCGCAGGTCTAGCTAGCATAGATGCCATCATTAACGGGTTTCCTGATGCGCCAGCAGTACCAAAACCAACAGCATAATCAAGAGGACTTAAGCCTATAAAACTAGAGGTTTGTTCCTGTACTGCCTTTGGAGCAAACTGCGCCATCTCAGCTATTATTTTTAATTCTCCTGACAAAGGCTCACCCTTTGACATCTCTTTTCCAAGATACCCAGCTCTAACATGTCCGGTAGCAGGATTCAGCGCATCTTCAACACTGTAGGTTTTAGCTATTAATTTTCTAGCACTCTTGAACTGGTTTAGCATGTCGCCTCCCAGACTTCTTTCCATCTGATCTTCAATAGCGGCAGAAACCGATTTTTGTACTTTAGCTAGTTGTGCTTTAGCAGGATTGTCAATGGACTTCATGTTCCTGCTTGCCTGATACCTTAAACTCTTAACAAGCTCGACAGCAGTGTCGGCATCCAACTGTCCTCTGCCAACATCTTCTATAAGATCATCTATTTCCTTAACAGTCTGTGTTTTAAATTCTTTTGAAACCTTGTGATATTGTCGAACCGCTTTGCCTAAGTCATCAATATACTGATCATCAGTAGCCATCCTTCCTAGTCCTTTAACCTTGTCATACATTTGCCCGGCAACGCTTCTTATTTCCTTTAGTGTCTCCACTGTCAGCGGCGCGTCATCGCTCAATCCTAATGCTCTACGAGAAAGGTTATCTGTTACTTGTTGGTTTTTAATAGAGGCTTGTTGAGCTGTTGATATTTTACCGGACAAGCCTTCAAGTGTTTTATTGACGGCAGAGGGGCTTGACATTGTAGGAGGTATCACATATCCATTTTCCATTGCTTTTTTTATAGTTCTATCTTTAACAATGTTTTGTATTTTATTGACTCCTTTTTGCACTATCTTGCTGTCCAATGCTTCGCCAAGTTTTCCGCCAAGATAATGTCCACCTCTGCCGAGTACAGCGCCCTTGCCTGTATTCATCAGCCTTGACTCATCTCCAACAGTAGCCTCTAAAGCTCCCATCCCTGCCCCTATTGCTGTCGCCCCCGCTGCTGTGTTAGCGCCAGGAATAAACATAGCTGGCAGAGATGCTGCAATAGCACCAGTGATATTACCTGCCATCCCTGCACCTGTGTCCATTAAAGGCGCTGATAATTCTCTTGAGTTAAGAATATTTTGGTTGAGTGCTTCCTCTCCCCATTGGTTTCCAGGTATAGCATCATACACAAAGTCAGCAACGCCTCTGCCAACATCAACCATCCCTTTCCCTACTCCGGCTAAAAATTTCTGTCCGCCACTCATATCATCGGTTGGATTGTAGGTTTCCTGCTCTAGCTCTGTATTAGAAACAGGAGATGATTTATTTTGACTAGAGTAAGTACCCATTATTTTTTCCTATATGCTTTGTTATCATCGTCAATGTATATCGCCCCTCTCGGAATTAAGTCAAAGTCTTTCTGTGACTTTGGCATAGGTATTTCCATAGATGAGTCAGGACTCCATGACTCTGATGCTTCCATCTGCATGTTCCTTGTTGCTTGCATTCTCGCCCTGCGTTTTTGTTCAATCACTTCTTTTGTATTACCAGGGACAGGGAAATAAGTTTGATACTCACCTTTCATTTCAGCGTCAGAAATGACAGCCCCAGATTCTTTCCTTAATTTTGCTCTAATCCAGTCCATTGCCGCCGTCACGTACTGCTGTTGATTAGCGTCCATGTCATACATCCATAAATCCTGATCTACACCTCCAGCAAGTTTGCCGCCTCCTGCGTAAGCGCCTATAGCATAATCAGTAATATCCAGATTAGGATCATTTCCCAGTACGTTATTAATATTATTCTCAGCCAATAGCATTCTATTTGTGAACCCTGATGCTTTACGCATATCAGCAGTCCAGTTCTTAGGATTGCCCATGTCTTTGCTGCCACCAGAGACAGGCACGACTGTTGGTTCGCCGCCCTGATTATCAGGCACGTAAGTACCAGCCTCTGTTTTAGCGGTAGTGCTTATGACGGTTTGATTTCCTTCTGTGTCTTGGTATATTTCCTGTTCATGAGGGATACCATTCAACACAATTTCTTTCTTTCTGTACCCAGACTGCCCTATGCGTGTTTCCTCTTTTTTCTGTTTCATGTTTTGATCATAAACTGACTGAGGTTTTGTCATCCTGTTTGTCATGTAGCCTTTTGGATCTTGATAAAACATCTCTCTCTCGCCCGGCGGTAGCTTCTCGCCTATGCCAACAAGAAGTTCTGCCTTCGCTTTATCTTGCTGAAGAGTGAGTAGTGCGTTTTGCGTTGTTATGTAGTCTTGCCGACTAACAGGATTTTGCAACTTAATTTGCAGTAGATTTTCTTTTTGCATTAGAGGTGAAAGCAAAGACTGAGCATAAGGAGACAACCTGCCAGTTTGAGGTGCGTTATTACCAACAGGTTGTGATGCTCCGACTTGAGGCAAGCTACTTACATCAGGACTATTTATTCCACCACCACCCATACCAGTTAGCTGAAAGCCTGGTGTCTGGTTAAAAGGATTGAGTGTAGCTGCGCCGGTTAATGCGGCAAGTTGAGCCTCTTCCTTGTCACGAATCTTTAACTTATGGGCATGCTCTTCCTCTGCCCTCTTCATCTGCTGTAACTGCATTCTCGCCTGTTGCTTCTGGAGCATCCGTTGTTCTTGCTGATAACGGTTATCTCTTGCATCACTCATGCCACGCATCATATTGCTGATTGCATTCGGAGGTGTAGCCTGTGGCGTTGCGCCCTCAAGTATTCCCATTCCCATGCGGAATAAGTCATTGCTCATTAAGTCAGCCATAATTAGTCCCCCCAAAGGCTAGAAAGTGAATTCCAACCTTTCTCGACATCATCCCATTCAGATAGAATGCCGAGTCCTGCGCCTATGTTGCCGAGAATGTTTGTTCCAGTTGAGTTTGAGTACAAAGGCTTTGTTTGTGTTTCAGTGCCGCCAAAATTTCCACCGATGCCTTTGTTGTACCAATCCAGATTCTGATAAGGCAGGTTTTGATTATAATCCCATCTGGCTTTATCAGCGTTGAGTGCTTCATTAGCTTGGTTCTTTACAATCCCGCCAGCACTGACAAGCGCATCGCCAGGGCGATAGTTTTGGTTACTGATAGAGGGTGCGATAGAAGCCATCTGCATCTGCCTGCCTCTCTCCGCTTGATAGTTATCACCGTAGATTTTCCCAGACAAGTCCATCAGGTTCTCGCCCATAATATCCTGATGAATGTTTGAGCCATACCGTCCAGATCCCGCAAACTGCGAATCAATACTTCTCCGCGCTCTATCTGCCGCCGTGTTGTAGGTTTGATCTAGATAAGGATTGCTGTTTAAGTATGCGCCACCAAGTGTATCTCGTGCCTGTTGGTTAGCCGCATTATCCACACCGTACCCACCAGAGAGAGCTGCATTCTGTATTGAGTTGATCCCCGCCTCAGTCTGCGGAGCCATCGGTGTATAGGTGTTGCCTTGATAGTACTGCGGTCCACCTTGATCGTATAGTTGCTTACCTTGCTGGAAGCCGTAGTCCAAATACGGAGACTGGACACTCCAGGGAGCCGATGTAGCTGTTGTTGTTTGGTTAGTTACTTTTGGATCCCAGAACCCACCCCCGCCGGTGTTCTGATTTGTATTCGAGGGGACTCCCGCAGACGGATACCCTCCGCCTCCGTAAAGTCTATTGTTAAAGGCTGTTATAGTTGCTGGATCTGTTCCTGGGGCAAAACTAGACATGTTAATATCCTCTATTCTGTAAATCGTTTAATGCTTGCATTGGTGATAGTCCACCCGGTTCTCTCTGTCTGCCACCCATGTTTGGGTTTGGCATTTGCTGTCTGAGCCTTTCAATTTGCTCCGGTGTTAAATTAGAGAAAGGACTTGTTCCTGTTGGAACATAGTTTGGGTTTATGCTGTCTAGCGTTGGCAAGCCTTGTGACTGTTGATGTTTAGGTAACGTACTCAAAGACGGATCACGAGTCATTCTTTGTGGCGCATAGTTACTGCCTGTGATCGGAGTACCGCCAGAGGTTTGATCTCTTGTGTAATTCGCCGGAGGTGCAACACCCCTCGCCAATAATTCAGACTGTTCGTTCGGTGTCATGCCCGGTGTCCATGTGCCGCCTCGTTCCATGTACTGCCCTGGATCTGGTGCAGTAGGAAGTCCACCGCTTACCCAATCAGGGGCAACATAATTACCACCACCAAGAACGCCGCCACCAAGAACGCCTCCGCCGTCTGGAGTGCCGCCCAACACACTACCTATTGCATTCGCGCCAAGCAGTCCTGCTTTAGCTACTCGCGTCCAGTTGACTGTACCATCGGGATCTGTAAATGCTTTCTTACCTGCCTCTGTTAGTTTGTCCCACGCACTATTTTTTAAAACATCAACTGGCGGAGAGGGATTGCTCACCGAAATACCGTTTATTACGTCAGCGTAATTATCGCCAAGCCCTGCAATGCTGTTATCAACCACATTAGTGACAGCATCATTAAGACCTTGAGTACCGATATTAGGCACATCTATTGCACCACCACCGTTCACAAAGTTGCCGCCTAAATCTGTCGTTCCTGGTGCTGTTGTGTTCGAGAGATTAAAACTATCTATGTATCCAAGATCCGGCACACCAGCAAAACCAACATTCGAGCCAGCATTACTAAGTCCCGCCCATGTTCCTGCTCCCATGCCAAGCGCACCCTCTGCTGCCGCAGTTATTCCTGCACTGCCGAGCGCACCAGCACCACCAGCCGCCACTCCTGAGAAACCACCAGCACCGAGACTCATGCTATCAGCAATAGCTGCATTGGACAGTGTCCCCGCCAGCTCTTGCCCTACTGTGCTTTGAAACCCAACGCCACCCGCACCCGTACTCGCTAACTGGCTTAACCCATAACCACCCGCCGCCACTGCCGCCGCATTAAGCAACATGCGTCCAATAACAGAGGTATTATCGAAACTACCTGCGCCTTGCGATGGTGCAAAATTGCTTTGGGTGTACTGAGGGATGTTGGTTAGTTCGCCGCCGTATTTGTTTGTCCCAATAGTATCGCTTAAATACTTGTCAAGCTGTGTGCCAAAGTCAGCCATGCTTTCAAGTCCAGTATAAGTAGAGCCTGACTTAAAGCTACCTCCTTTCCCTACAAACATACCTGTACCGAGATTCGATCCCTTACGCCCACTCGACATACCAGCATCAAACTGAATAGTTAAACCTTTGTTGCCGTACATCCCATTTTCTTTAAGTAACTGGTTTGTCCTGTCAGCCGCCATCTGCCCTAAAGCGGCGGCATCCTTTCGTCCGGCGACATCACCCTTCTTGTAGTCTAAAGAGAAATTATCAACTACTTTAGCAACACCGTTTTCTATACGAATAACTGAACGAATGTAAGGATAATCAATGTCCTTTAAGCCAACGAGTCCAGGCAAGAAGTTACCCACCTTCTGCATCATCCCAGGCTTATAACCACCTGTGAGTAAACTTTGATCGGACAAGCCGTTTCCAGTAAGGACTCCGTTAGTAGCCATTTGCTTCCCTTGCTGCTTTTTTCTTGGTAGCTTTTTTCTTGGTAGCTTTTTTCTTGGTAGCTTTTTTCTTGTTCATTTAACTTATCTCCCTCCAGGCTAAAGAGCCTAGAAAATCTGCATTGTTAGATAGTGGAATCACCACCAGCCGCTTGTTAGTTCAAATTCAATAATAATGACATCTCCCGGCGATAGTGTTTGTGTAGAGTTCGCCCCTAATAATAATTCTGAGCCACTAGGTGTGATGGTAACATTCTTACCCGTTGCGCCGGTGTTGATTATTCGGTACTGCATGAAGTCCTCACCCGGTGGCAGTGTTATCGTAATCGCCACGCTCGTTGTGTCGCAATACACCGTTCTTATGCTTTTATCCAGCGTTGTGTCACCTGTTACTGTGCCAACACCTGAATTAGGAACAGTTGCCGCTATAAGGTAATTAATCGCCTCTGCCAGCATCCGCCTATGTGTTTCTGAATTATGATGCTGTGTAGCAACATTTCTGATTGTGCGTTGTGTCATCTGTAGCCTGACTTATCCATTTCAACATCGATACCCAATGCGTGATTAAATCCGCCTGTCGTGTTCACTCTGAATCGGTGGTATCGAGAGTCACTCCGAGCCGGTGCGACACCTGTAGAGGGATGAGGTGTCAGCGCACTGCCAAAACTCACCGCATCATTCTGTAATTCTCTTGTGCCTATTTGGACAGTCGAGGAGGTAACACCGTCAACCAGTGGACGAACACCTGTTATGAGAGCGCGTCTGCCAGGATTGACATTAACTTCCGCCGTTTCAATAACGCCATTCAACGCCGTACCGCCAAGCACTCCTTTCTTATGAGAGGTGTCATAGATCGCCATTTGCAGTTCGCCGCCCACCCATGCTCTTGAGTCAAGTGAGGGTGTTAGCGTGTCAAGGTTGGTATTCACCGCATCAAGTCCCTCAAGCGTATAGCCTTGCCCTAATGAGCGATAGATCCACTCCAAGTCAATCTCGCCATGTGTCCAGCGTTCGGTAAACCAGTTATAGCAAATAATCTTGTCAGGTGTGCCGTTAGTGCTAGATGTGGATGGATAGATCCAACAGACTATTGCGCTTGTTGGATCTGAACTACTAACAATTCTATGGGTATACCTGTCGTTTAAGTCTTTAAAGAAAGTCGTGTCCACCTTTTCCTTGCCGATGTACTTCACTTGAAAGCCATCAATAAGCTGAACAAATCCCTCTTGAGAGAGGAAGTGGGTGTAGCGTCCTTCCTGGGTGATGCTGTTCTTTGCCGGTGTCCCGACTCCGGGCAGGACTTCTTCTATTTGGAATATTGCAGGTGAGCCAGCGTAAGTGATCCGCCAAGTGCTGTACTCCATTATCACGTTGCCCCACTCGCCGCCGGTGATACCCATAATCCAACCGCCGCCCGACTCCGAGTCACTTAGTAGCTCTTGTGAGTCAGATTGAGTGGTTGCACTGGCAGTCCAGTCAGTTTCATCGTCTATCGCGCTCCAGCGTACCTTCTGGGGCTTTGCTACACCCCCCTCTACCAGATTAGCCAGAACCACAAAATTGTTTATCACGGCAATGTGACGGGCTTTCGGTGGACTCCCCGCTAAGTCGGCAAATTTAGTGCCGCCGAGCGATATGATCTGAGGATTCTCGTCTATCGCCACTGCGATGACTTTCTCACCCCATTTATGAAACTCCCAGTTTTCCTGATCAGAAAGTGCATAAGGCGCACCCACATTAGTCGCATCGGTATGTGCGCTGGCAGAGATTGTGTATAACTTTGTCTCGTTGCCTGCATAGTTAAACACAACATCATCCTTATCCCGTACCGCAATGCCGCCTCGCATAAAGGCATTCATCGCGTCAGTAATAGGTGAGATGCCAAGCAAGGGTATGTATGATCTCGAACCTGGCAGGACATTCAGAGCTTCAGTCGCGCCGGGATTTTCAAGATCTGGCAAATCAGGAAGCCATTCTGCAAAAGGGATCATCAATAACCCCTGATAATATTAAAGGACTGTCCCTTAAACTCAGTGCGGAGTTTCTTGTTGTGCCTGACTGAGCGATGGTTGGATTCTTTCACTGCCTCCTCATAGAATTGCTTCCACGATGTCAGCATCTCCATATTACGAATATAGGGAGTTGCCTGCAGTAAAGAGCCGTACAGATAGAGCTGCGGGTAGTTTGTTAGGACAGCATTGGTTGTGTCCGTAATCAGGTCCAAACGTTTCCAGTACCGCATAGGAAAGTTCAGAGCATCGGAGGCGGTTCGTTCAAAGTCGATTCTTGCGCCTATCGCGTATAATTCAGCACGTCCAGATCCCGCGCCGTATTTATAATCCTCCAACTCCTCGTAATCAACCTCCTGCAAAGGCTGACCCGTATCATCGTTGAAACTGATAATCTCAAGAAACCCTGTAGGCAGTGCAACATAGGTATTAACAGCGGACGGATTGATATTCACTGTCGCTATCATCTCCCTGAGCCGTAGATCGTTATTCATCTTAACCTCGGCATACTTCACAAAGTTAGGAATGATAGCAGTCAAGTCAGCACGTGCCAGGTAGTCGGCAATCTCTGTCTGAAGCTCTGCGTAAGTAGTAGCTGCTGTCATGCGACTTTATTCTCCAGATAGCCCAACTTCTTCATATAAGCACCGCCCATTTTAGCGATGCGATGTGCTTGAGAGGGTAGTAATTCCTTCTCCCATCGTGATCCACCTTTGCCAAAGAACCCTGATGTATTTTTGTGTGAGGCTTCCACAAACCCATCCTCTTTTTCTTTCTCACGCAGGTTTGACAGCTTCACCAGTTCCAGTGCCATCTCAACCCGTTCAGCATCAGGCTCAATCTCACAGTGATCTAAAATATCACAGAAGGTTTTCACGCCATCGTAATACATATCCTCATAGAGAAAGGTTTTGACACCAATCAAGTCACCCTCAAGGAATGACTGCGTATGCTTGCGCCAGCTTGACAGAAAGTCAGACATCTTCAGCCTCTCAGTGTCCGTTGACAACACCCGGTACTTGTCTTCCATGTAGTCAATAGTCTTATCGACACTCAACCCGATGTGCTTGCTGAATGACAAAGCGACATCCCTCGGATCACGCACGATATGCACCGTCTTTTTACTCAGTTGCTCAGGCAATAACGTCATGCCATTCGCTACCAGATTAGCGTTATGCGTCTTCACGAACAAAGGCATGCCATCAACAGGCTTATGCTTGTGAAACATCCTGACAAGGCGCAACAGTGCCATAGGGCGAGTTAGCTGCTGTATCTCTACAGGAAAACTACGCTCATCAGAGCCATCGCCCACACCATGCCGAGTACTGGTATCGTCCGAGACTGAACAAATGACGTTGTTCAAATCAAACTTCCCCAGTAGATACGCCTCGATAAAAAGACGCACCCAGGTGTTCCCCGACTTCGGGTAACTCGCCAGCCAGATTATCTCTTTGTAGTTCATTACTTCGAGGTGGTTTTTTTCTTAACAGGTGCTTTGTTAACACTTGCAGCAGGTTGTTCTTTCAACTTCCAGCCGTCTTTCTTGTAACGTGCCATCGCACTGCGGTTACAACAAATCTCGTCATCACCTAATACCATCCATACATGTTCGTTCATTTTGTTACCCTCTTAATTATAAGAAAATGGAAGGGGATTACTCCCCCTCCAAGTTTGTAGCCGTACTAGACTGTCTTACGTATGAAGTATCTTACACGCCAGTTGTGGGCGTAAAACCTTAAAGCCGTAAAGAACATCTAATCTGGTATACACCCGATCTTTCACGATGTCGTAATCACTTACGAGTCTCATGCTGATCCCTTCAAACTGTCTACGTGAAGCCATGTGGACATTCTTAGGCATTACCAAATCCGCCGTTGCAAAACAGGCAAACCCCTTCTGGAACAACAGTGACTGTTTATAAGCAGTCGATGCCGCACCGAGGAAGGTTAACGCTGCGTTGTTAGCAGGTACTGAGTTGACATTCTGATACTCACCCGCCGTAATAATCGGAGGTGCGATACTCAAAGTGCCAGCACCGGCTGCATCAGCCAGTACAGTGAACTGCTGTAGCTCACCCGTTGAGACTTTCGACTCAGGCTGCACACTGTAGACATTAGCGATGGTGAACACATCACCCTCTTTAATAGTCTTCGTGCCAGTGTCCACGATAAGCGAACCCGATGTAAGGTTTGCACCCGTTGTGACACCTGCTGTGGCATCATTCACGAGATAGTTACCCAAACCACCCTCTGCACCAGTTGTGTGAGATGGAAGAAGCGTATTCTCGTAGAAGTCAAAACCAGCCGTTCTACCCATCATACCCTCTTTGTACTGAGAGCTGATTTGGCTTGAGTCCTGGAATAAACCCTTAAGCGCGTCTACCAAGTCAACATTCGCCTGAGTGTCAAGAATAGCCGCCCTGTCTCCTTGAGGAGCAAGTCCGTCTACCAGTTTCTTGCGTCCCTGCAACACTTCACTGAAAGCCACTGCTGTACCAGCATGCACGGTGTTTGCTACTTCATCGATCATGTTGAAAGCATCAGCTTCAATGTTTGCCGCAAGTACTGCAACCGCAGGTTCAACGTGACGCTTACTGAAGTCATCAATGTCCATTGCCAGCTCTTCAGATGTGAAGCGCATAGCAACGTGACGCTGAGAGGAAACAGTCAACGTAGTTTGAGATTGCTCGGTATCGGCTGCCGCACCTGTTGCCATCGTAGCACCAGTGCCAGTTGCGTACTGGATAGGCTGTCTGATTCTGAGCGTGTTACCGATTTTAGCACCGTCTTTAGCAAACGAGTCATCGTAATCGGTGATTATGTTTCCGACAAAGTTACACTTCTGATGCAAGACTTTTAGTGCTTCATCAGTGATCATGTCGGGAGTTAAATTGACATTAGCCATTTATGTTTCTCCAAAAAGATTAATTAAAATATAAATAATCAGGCTAATTTCTCTTCTGACGGTCCTGCTTTTGACGTAACTTAATCCGTTCTGCCGTTGACATGTTCTTCGAGTAAATATCCGCCTTGTTCGTCCTCTTCCCGGTTACTTTCTTGGAAGGAACAACCTTTAACGGTGGCTTACCTTTTAGTTTTTTAGCTTTCGCTGTCATGTCACGGTAAAGCATTGCCTCATTAATGGTTTTCACCATTGACACCGTATCAGGGAAAATCCCGTCATCAAGTGCCTTAACAAACTCTCTTGTGTACCCAGACTCCTGGGCAAATTTGACAATCTGTTGAGCTTTTTCGCCTGACCAACCTTCGACCTCTGAATGTAAGGAACGGACGATTTCTGCCTTGCGCGTTGAAGCAAATTGCTCCTGCGACCTTGCAGTCTCCGCTACTGTCTGTTCAAGTTCTTGCGCTTTCTGCTGTCTTTCGTTCTGCAAATTAACAAAGTTGAACTGGTGTTGTTGAGCCATCTCAGGACTTTGGTTCTGAAGTGTTGCCCAATCTACCTGCTGGTATTGCTTAATCTGAGAATCAATCGAGTGTAGCTCTGCGTTTAATTCACGGTGTTGCTCGAATTGCTGCCGTTGAACCTCAGTCTCCTTCTGAAAGTCTTCAATAGCTCTGCGTTGTTCGGCTACCGCTTGTGTCTTGCGGGTATAATCCGCTTGCATCATTACGTTATCTTTAAGCCCCTTTGGTAATGAATACTTTACTCCGTCAATATCAATGTCTTCATACTCAAGCTCAACGGGTTCAGCGTTATCGCTGACTTCCTCGCCATCACTATCATCATCTGACTCTTCATCTTGACGCTCTTCTGCCTGATCGTTTATTTCATCAACGCCAGTACTGCCAGGCTTCAGTTCCGTAGTTTCCTCGGTTTCCTGTGCCTCTTCTACTTCGAGTGCTTCTGCTTGCTCGTTCATGCTGTGACTCCTCTCGGTTAGTCGGTTAGTAAATACTTTAGATTATTATTTTCTATTCACAATTAACACTGGCATTTCGCTTACTCCAGCTTTTTGTGCCGCCAATGCTCTATGTCTACCCTCTTGATTGACGATTTTCCCGTCTTGATATTCAATGACTGCCATAGGGAAGTCTTCGCCATTAGCCATTTTCTGTGCATATTCATCAACTAATTTTGGATCAATAGCAGTGTTACTGCTAGTTTGATTGAGAGTTGTCATGTATTCATTTGGGGTGAAAGTTTCAATACTTCCTGTCATTCCTTTATTCTTTTTAAAATATTCTGGAGATTTCATCATGTCGTCATACAATGGCATATCTGTGGTTTCTGTTGTAAACCCACCTTTAACCTTCCCCCCACCCAACACACCCTCATCAACACCACCCAAAACCCTTTTAGGTTCTGCTATCTCAATCAAGTCTTCATCGAACATGACGAAATTTCTTGTTCCTTCTCCAGCGTTTCTACTGTTGCCGTCAAAGTATTTTATTCCTGGGATTCCGGCTTCTTTGAGTGCTTTGCTTGCTTCTTGTTCGATATTCATTGCGTTTGCTTTTGTTAAGTTATTCTCCCCAACATAAGCCTTAGTGTATTGATGATCTGCAATTTCGTGATACATCATACGTCCTGTCACAGCATCTTCATCTATAGTGCCGTCAACATTCTTAAAGAAGCCGTCTGCCTCTCTATCTGCCCACATATCTTTCCATGCTTTCTGTAAGTTCTCAGGTTGATCAGAGAACCCACCATCCCAATCAAGTAAGTCTTCTGGTTCTACGTTTAGGTTTACGTTGTAGAGGTTGCCTGCTTCATCTGGGAGTTCAACTTTAGACAGGTCAACACCGTCCGATAACAACTGTGCTGAATCTTGTCTTCCCATCTGACGTAATTGGTATATTGCATCAATCGTGTCTCCGTCATAATTGGTAAGAATTTTTTTAGCCAACACTTCCGGTTCTTGAATATTCTGATCGAACAGTGTCCTTTGATACTGCCCTGCAACCTTCGGATTCTCAGCAAAATACAATCCACTCCCATAAGCCTGTGCGCCCTCACCTGTGCCTATCTTGTCCATTCTGAACTTATCAACTTTGTGAGGTGTGCCGTGAAAGGCTTTAACCATTGCTGCGCTTACAGGTAAGGCAGTCAACACGCCGCCGCCGAGTGTCTTAGCTGCGCCCCATAAAGAAGGATCTTGAAAAAAGTCCTCTGCACTATTTACAGTAAACGCAGCATCACCTAGCACGTCAATAACGGGTGTCATTTCTGCTCCGAGCGGATACTGGACTTCACCCTCATAGCCTCTTCGACGCATAAACTCATCAACATCACCACCGCTTTGCAGGAAGTTCAAACCCTCCTCACCATACTGCCCCAGAATACCGCCCAGGACATTCATCTGCGGATCGTTCTCGATGTAATTTAAAACACCTCTCTTCAGGTTGCCCAGGATGCCACTCATTGCAAAGATAAGTCCCTTTCTAAAGCATAGTTTATTGCTTCATCCATAGATTTAAACTTAGGGACTTGCTCTTGATTTACAGGATTAACAAACTTGTTAGTCAGTATAATTTCCCTTACCTCATCTTCTGTATGGTATCTCGGAACGCCTGTTTTTGAATCAGGATAGATCGATGACACTGTTATCCACTCACCGCCCTCTGTTAAAGGAAAGGTAATTGAGCTTTCTGAATGCCTGTTACCATGCTGATCTTTGTAAACAGGTAATCCATATACAGTGTTTGGCTCATCCGTTGGCGTGAGCTGTAAACTCATTCTTGGATTTTCTTTATAAAACTGTTTCTCACTTTTCTGCAATTGGTCGAGCTGTTGTTCTTTCGAGCCACTAAGATTGTGATGCCAAATACCTGTACCTTGATTATTGTTGAGTCCAAGAATACCTTCCTTTCTCTCTGCTGGCATGTTTAGTATGCCAGCCATTAACCCGCCTCCGCGTAGAGGTGAACGATAGGCTCAAGCTGATCTTTCAGAACAACAATCTGCTTTTCAATCTCGCCCTTGAGTATCGTCATGTCCTCTTTGTTGGATTCTTGCAGTTGAGCTATTTCCAGTTTGATAGCGTTCGCATCGCCCTTGATCTGTAGCTCACCCTCTTTGCTCTCAAGGCGTAACTGTAATTGCTTGGTAGCCTGATCGTATTCGGCAAGCTGCGTGTCTTTCTGTTGGATAGTCTGCTGCATCTGCTGGAGTTGCCCTTGAGCGTTCGCCACGAAAGCTCTCGCCTCCTCTGGGATGTCCTGCATGTTCTCAAGTGCCGCAACCTGTGGAGGTAGCATGGCTTTCAATCGCTTGGCAATCTCATCTGCACCGTCCCAATCCATGTTCTTCGCTATCAAGTCACCCACTACCTGCATCAAGCCTGGCGCAGAGGCAACCATCGACTGCATGGTTTTCAGTGCTTCTTGTCTGCGTGTTGTGAAGCTCGGACCAGTCTGCACCGTCAAGTCATACTTACCTGCGCTGAAGTCGTTTACTCGTGACTGTCCCTCGCTCTCATACTGTTGTCCGATCGGCACGTTCTCTGGCTCGCCGTCCGAACCCATGATCCGAATGATGCGTTGCTCGTTGTAGACATGCGGGATCAAGTCCAGAAGCACTCGCCCGGCATAGCGCATTGATCGAGACAGGTTATCAAGGAAATGGAAGTTGCTGGTATCAGACTCAACCTTCCACTCATGAATAGCCTTGCCTGACATGTCGCTCTTTTGGTTATCGCCTAGCCCCGGATCAAAGATGCCAATAATAGACTTCATGTCCATATCGGCACTGGATGCCTCTTGTAGCGCACCTACGGGTATTTGCGGCAGTGGTTGCCGTTCTGGAGTTATATCGCCCTCATACTCAAGATATGGGTGATTCTCGGTGTTTGCTGTCGCCCAGTTAGCGGCATCTGAATCAAATGAGCCTTTCTTGCCGATATAAGGCGTTTTTGGCGCAAGCGCCACCAGCTCTGTTGCGTTGGTTCGCCAATAATTGAACATCCTCTGGGAGTCTTTGGCGTGTCTAAACATCGATTGAAAGTACCGCTTACCCTCAACAGTAAACTCTTCACCGTATACTGGCACAATGGGGATGTACTTCCCAGGGTACTCGGTGGTGTCCAGTATTTCTGAAGCTGTCAGCAGGTACTTCGTCACCTTGTCCTGTGTTGTCTTGCGAGTATTCACCACGACGATTCCCATTGAATCGAGCAGCTCTTTGTTTGGCTCGTAGTCATCCTGGAGCAAAACCTCGCCGTTGTTGAGCATCAGTAAATCTGTTTCTTCTTGGTTTCTAACCCATCTCTCTGCCAGTCGGATGTCATCCTCTTCCGTCCAGCTCTCGTCATAGTCGCCACTAAAGGAAACCGGATCTGCATCTGGATAATCAAGCTCAAAGGATTCTCTTGACACCATCTCGGTAATCCAACATTTATCCCAATCTGACGCATCAGCGGCAGTGGAGTTAATATCGCCATACACAGACAGCGGGTTCGTGATGCGTTCAATCACCAAGTCCTGCTCGAATGAGTCAAAGGCTGAGTATTCAACGTCAATTCTGAAGTAACCAACACCGCAATACACTGCATACTCCAAGCCAGTGTCATAGGCTACCTCGGCATTGGAACAGTACTCAATGTTGCGGATCAATCCGTTCATTACTTCGGCAGTCTTCACGTCTGCCTTGTCATCTGCTGGATGGATCTTAATCGAGGGCTTGTTAAGTCGTGCCTCGTTCACTATCTGACGGGCAAAGCTTGGCATCTTGTTGATAGTGAGTACAGGTCTGCCTTGACGCATCCTGTCGTCCCTAGTCTTCTCGTCCCACTGTTCACCAAGACGCGCAAACTTCAAGTCTTCGAGCATTGTGTTGCGAGTCTCAGCCCAATGATCTTGGTATTGAGAAAACTCCTCGATCTCGTCTTTTAGTTCGTCTGCCATTTCAATCCTCGTTTAATATTCAACGCATCCAAGCACCTTCGCGGTTACCACGAAAGTCTTTTGGTTTGCCTCGGAAGTCCTGTGTATTGCTTTGTTCTCTGTAGCCTTGAGCAAGTTGCCTGAGAGCGTCACTGCCGTTTGAGGACCAGTCATGGTGAGGCTGGTTGGCGTAGGTATCGTCATCGTCCCGGTATTTGTACCGATAGTTGGACACTGCCTCGATGCCTCGTTCACAGTTAGTCTCATGGAACACCATTTCTGGGAACATGTCCCTCGTCATCTCAATGCCCTCTTCGACATTGCCGATTTGTTTTACCGCCTCAATTGGCTTAACACCGCCCTTCATGAACTGCTTGATGCGAGTCTCCTGCATCCCCAGTACGTCTTGTTTAATATCGTGCGGCATGTAGTGAGTGCCGTAATTGTACTTAGCTCTCCGAGCGTTCGCCGCCTCAGTTACCGGACAAGGCGTTGGATCACCCGCAGATGTCAACACTGCCGTCCCTTTAATCACCTTGCAATAGTGCGGTATCTCTTGAAGCCTGGCTTCGTAATAATCAATCAGCCTGTACTGGTGCTGAACTTTCTGCATGAACCAGATACTCGTCTGGTTGTTCTTCCCCAGATCCCAAAATGTGTCCACCTCTGCGTTGGTGATAGGGAAGTCCAGTATTCTGCCATCCTTACGAGCTTGGATGATTTGCTGTCCGTATATCGCACCCTCTGCCAGTATCTTGAGCTGTCCCCGCCAAATATGCAGGTATTTCTCGTAGTTCGTTTCCTTCATGTTCTCCATTTGCCGGCGCAGGACATCTGGAAACCACTTGTTGTCTTCATAGCTTGCTTTAATAACCAGCGAGTCTGGCGGTGCTTTGTCAATCACGAACATCTTGTGCAAGTGATCAAATTTAAACCGGGTGTTGTAGTTCGCCCATATCTCAGAACCTTCCTGACGGATAGTGGGATCAATAATATCCCAGGATGTCTCCGTCAGATTCTCACCCTCCTCAATCCAGCAAATATCAATCCCTTCCAAAGACTTAATCTCACTTGGATTGTGCCGGATGCCCATGAACAGAAACTCTGTGCCATTCCTGCCGATAATGCTGGTGTTGTTGAACGTGTAATAATTATCCAGCTCCATCAAGCCTATCTGATCAGTCAGTAGCTTGTGGACCGACTCCTTGATGGATTTCTGTAGCTCTCTGGTACACAGAATCCTTAGCTTCTTCTCCTTGCCCTTGAGTAGCAATATCCTGGCAACCGTCCATGAACGTGCCGCGCCTCGTCCACCGTACAGGATCTTGTACCGATGCGGCTCAACAAGAGGTTTGTATATCGGTGGTAGTGACACATCGACTACAGGTGTCTTCACTCCCATTTTACATTATGGTTAACATTCACATCCACCTCACCCTCATGCTCAGTGGTGGTTTTATCCTTCCAGTTAAATCGGTTCTTCATGTTAAAGATCCAGGTGGGTGAGTTAATAGGCACTTGCCCCATAGCCCCACCTCGTCCCAATTTACTCCACCATCCCTCTGATAATTGCCTGCCTATCCCATAGGACTCTGAAAAGTCTTTCTTATCTTTCACCCATCTATGAAAAGTATCTTGTGTTATCAGTAACTTAGCGCATACCTCTGCAATGCAACATCCGTCTGCCATCATATCTATAACGGTTTGACACATCTCTGGTTTGTACTTGGTCGGTCTGCCGAACACATATCCCTCTGGTTTATCGCTCATGCCGCTTCCCTCTTTTCAAGTTCTGCGGTTTGCCCAGTGAATTGCTCCCATCGCTTTACAGCAATATCACAATATTCTGGACTTAACTCCATCGCATAAATACTGCGTCCCTCCATCTCCCCGGCGATGATAGTTGTGCCTGAGCCGCTGAAAGGCTCGTATATTGCCTGTCCCTCGCTTGAGTTGTTCACAATAGGGCGGCGCATGCATTCAACGGGCTTTTGAGTGCTGTGTCCTGTTTCTGATTTTAGAGGCTTATCTATATTCCAGATGGTGGTTTGCTTTCGTCCGCCTCCATAATATCCTTTTGATCCTTTCTTCACTGCGTACCAGCAAGGCTCGTGTTGCCAATGGTAATCACCTCGGCTCATAACCATGCTGTTCTTTGCCCATATAATTTGAGACCTAATGATAAAATCATTCTTCATCAGGCTGTCTGCTACTACTCCAGCATGAACACCGCCATGCCAAACATAAGCCACAACACCAGGAAACAATGCCCATGCTTCAGCCCAGTCTGCATTATCATCATTCAGCACTTTTCCATGTGCGGCTGTCGGCGCATTAACTCCAGCCTTAACCCTCCACTCTGCATCATACTCCACGCCATAAGGCGGATCAGTCACCATCAAATGAGGCTTAACCCCATCTAACAGATTATCCACATCGGTGACTATTGTTGCATCGCCGCATAACAATCGATGGTTGCCTAATAACCACAAATCGCCCGGCTTGCTAATCGGATCTTCTGGTGGCTCAGGGACAGCATCAGGATCGGTTAAACCTGCAGTCTTGTCCGTCATCAGGGCATTTAACTCCTCCCCTGTGAATCCGGTGGCGTTTAAATCAAAGTCCATTTCCAGCAAATCATCAAATTCCAACTTGAGCATGTCGTAATCCCACTCGGAATCCTGGCTCACCCTGTTATCGGCAAGCCTGTATGCCTTTTTCTGCGCCTCACTTAACCCGGTAGCCACATGGATAGGGACTTGCGTTAGTCCGAGCGACTGTGCGGCACTCAAGCGGGTGTGTCCGGCAATCACCACCATATCCTCATCGACCACAATAGGCTGGCGAAAACCAAACTCTTTTATGCTCGCCGCAACTGACGAAACTGCCTTTTCGTTTTTTCTTGGGTTACGTGCGTATGGGACAACAGATGATGTATCGGCATCAATGACTTCTAGCACAGACTCCTCCAAAGGTTAGTCTAAATTTAATCCAAAAAAAAGCCTAACGGAGAGCCAGGCTGAAGTATTGGTTTTATCGAGTTAAAGGACTGATCAATTATCTGAGCGACAGTTTTTCAATCCTAGCTGTTAGCGTAGCATAAAAGTTAAAGACTCTCAAATTTATCATTTATCTGATTCCGAGCAATAAACAGCGACACTTTGTAGCTCCCCACCGACATACCCTCGCTCTTGGCTTTCGCTTCCTGCGTTCGCATGTTTGGGAAATGCCCTCCATCTGGACGCACATCCACATAATGCCGATGGACAATCCTGCGAAAAGGCTGGTTCAGTCTGCCGATGATAATATCCAGCTCCTCCATCACGTTCTCATCAGGGCGCACCCGATTAGCAGGGACTGCTGACATTTTAGCAATTACCGTCATGGATGGATAGCCTAGTCCACCTATATTCCCACCAGCTCTAGTCCACCTTCCCCAACTGGCTAAGATGCAATCTATCTCTCTGGTGGAGTCTTTCATTCCACACCTATCACAACTGCAAGTGCTTCGTGGACTGTAGTTACTACAGCTTTCTGTCCGTTCCAATATTTCTCCGGGTGTTCCACGTGAAACTCGTGAAACCGTTCCTGTGCCGGTGTGAGCTTTTGCCTTGATGGTGGCTTAGTGCCGTCCTTCACCTCAATCAGCCAGTTCTTTCCTGCTAATCCGCAAAGCAAATCTGGGCATCCTTGCCCGACATTAGCCAGGCTCAACACAGAGCATCCGGCTTTCCTTAGAGCGTCAATTACATCTTGTTGGTTTCTGTCAGTCCGAGAGCGTTTCAATGAGTGTTCTCCTTTTTCCTCGCCTCGATAGTTTCAAGCAATTCTAAAAAATCATTGAATATTATTCTTATTGCGTTTGGGTGTATCTGCCACTCAAGGCATAGATCGATTAAGTCGTTAACGTAACCCCTCGCGTTGTCGTTCTCTTGGGTTTCAGTTTTCATGACTCGCCCTCTGTTTCCATCCTTCTTTGCCAGCTTCCTCCACCTTATCTGCCAAAACCCTGAGCCTCTTTGCTATATTCTCATACTGCACTCCCTCTAACGTATTCGGAATTAATGCAGTCAAAAACAAATCCTCTAAGCTCAAAGACACCACAACGCTCTCACCCGCATCAAAACTCACCCGCACTCTGTTAGTTTCTTCGCTGTAGTAAATATAGCTATTAGGATGATCTGAAATGAAGTCCTCTAGCAGCACATTGAACGATTCGCTCATAAATTTATACAAAGTCTCTCCGACTGTTAGATCTTCATCAAGATACAAAGAACCGTGATCCCATGTGTCTTTTGAAAACTTAAAACTTCCTTCTATTTTTACTGCCATCATCTCACCTCCAGTAATCCAGCGTTAAACCATTTCCGCCAAGTTTTAATCATTGCCCGGCGTATGAAAAAAAGATAATCCTCGCTCGTGTATCTCTTTTGAAACTCTGCTTGATTGTCAATCAATGCATGACAGTCACTACAAGCAAAACAGGCACACCAGTCCTCTGACTTGCCGCCCATCTTGCCAGTACCGCTATCATCAGGCAGATGCGCCAGCACTGTTGTGGCTGTATCAAAATTGCAGACTCCTGGGATTTGCAAGGCGCATTGCTCTCCCTTTGCGCTTTTGCGGAGCTTGCTCATGCAAACATCCTTAATTGCCTTTGCGCTTCCTCAATACGTTTACATGCAATATCATTGAAGTAATCCTCATTTAATTCAATACCTGTATATTTCCGCCCATGTTGTAGCGCGACTTCACCGGTTGTGCCAGAGCCATTAAAAGGATCTAGTATCACATCACCTTCTTTGCTCCCCGCTAAGATACAAGGAGTAATAAGCTCTGGAGGGTAAACTGCAAAATGCGCCTCCGAATAAGATTTTGTGTTGACTGTCCATACATCGCGTTTATTAGCCATCGTGCTGGCAGGGCGTATGTCTGACTCATTGTCAGCACTCCCTCTATTTAAACCTCCTCTTATTATTTTTTCTTTACTGTTGTAATCAAGAAGTCTGTCCCTTACAACTCCGCTTGGTCGCGTTTCTTTTGATGGCTCTTTAATAGCATCAGCATCGTAATAATAATTTTTTGACTTAGTGAGCAAAAAAACATACTCGTGAGAGCGTGTTGGTCTGTCTTTCACTGATTCGGGCATAGGGTTTGGTTTATGCCAGATAATATCTGAGCGTAGATACCAGCCATCAGTGCGGAGCGCAAAGGCAACCATCCAGGGGATGCCAACTAAATCCTTTTCTTTCAATCCTTTCTGTTTTAAATTTCTTTTCGCTGATGTCTCCACAACAGCACCGTTATTATTTGCTAGTGTTTGTTGTGGTTGTGACGTAGATCCAGGGCGGTAATTATAATAACTATCACCCAAATTAAGCCAAAGTGTCCCGTCTTCGGTTAAGGCTTCACGAACCAAGCTAAATACTTTAACTATATTCTCAACATATTCTTCTGGTGTTTTCTCAAGCCCTAATTGTCCATCACAACCATAGTCTCGCAACCCCCAATAAGGAGGTGATGTGACGCAACACTGAACGCTGTTTTTTTCAATTTCTTTAAGGGCATCTAAGCAGTTACCTAAATGCAATTCGGCATCACCTATAATTTCCTTTCTCATTGCACGTACCTGGGTGACGGAAGTTGGATGTTTGCCTCCGCCGCCAGCCTGTAAGCACCCTCAATCAATTCACTCATTTTCTCCCTTCCGCTTTCGCTTGAGGTGGTGACGTAGTGGGTGCTGTTGCCGATAGTCACCTCGTTCACGCCGTGAGTGTATTTCTTCACCATCTCTTTGACTTCAGCTTCTGAGTAGCCGGTTTCCTGCGATATTGCTCTCACCAGCACACCGTTGAAGAAAGCCCGTTGCTCTGCCGTGACATCCTTTTTGTATTCTTGAATAATCACCTCATGCTCTTTACGCTCGCATTCCTTCCGCATCTCATCGCTTAGAATATACTTAGCGCAGTTCTGGATTATGTCGGAGTCTCGTAGTCTGAATTTTTTATTCATTTATTTCTCTCCGCATTTTCAGCCAGACATTGTTTGGTGTAATCCTTCTGCCACTGCCCAGCTTCAATCTTTTTATCACCAAGCACCATCTCTGCGTAGGTTTTTTGCAGGGTGATTAATTGTTGATCTGTTAAGTCTATTGATCCGTATTTTGACTCCATGTATTTTTTTGGTTTTGGTTTAGCCTTTCTTGTTGTGCCAAATCCTGCGAGCATCTCTCGTATCTTTTTTAAATTAGCCTCTGCCACTAATGGTGTGACATCAGGCAAGGGTAATTCTTTGTAGGTTTGTCGTGGTGGCTCTTGGCTCTTCAACACTTGAAGCACCCTGGCTGGTTGCGGAAAATCAGTGTCGTTACCGCCAATCCAGTTCAGTGCGTTGTTTATTTTTTCAACATTCACTTTGTTAGCCCGAACCAAGTCCTCTGTTAGTACCTCGCAAAAAATAGGGATGTCATTTGGTGGTGGTGGGAAGCGTAACTTTCTCACCATGAGCTTTGCGATGCCACGCTGGACAACGCTGAGTAATTCTGGTGGATTATTGATTATGTCTTGCGAATGCATCTGCCACCTCCTGTACGACTGACTTACTATCTGCATTTTTCTCTAAGGATATTTCGTCCTCCCACTCACGGTTTCTCAAGTAGTTAGCCGGGTTCGATACATAACCACGTTTCCAACCAGAATCAACTTCCTTTCTTTTTTCAATGTTTTCCAAAATAAGGTCAAGAGATGAATCCAACATCATGCCATTCCACGTATCTTTTGTTTCTGGCTGTTTGTTCTTTTTTGGATACGCTTCCCAAAAACATTCAAAACCACTTGTGGGTGTATCTGTATTTGCTTTTGTATTTGTATTTGTATCTTGTATAGGCGACATTTGCGACTTGTTGCGACAACTATCGACATCATTGTTTTTACTACGTTTTTCAGCAATCCTTACCCTATCCTTCTCTTTCTTGTCCTCCCTGCTTGCAAGGTTGCGATAATACTTATGGTTGACTATCTGCCACCCCCATTCTCGTTCGCTATCAATTAAAATAATGCGCCTCCCTTCATATTCTTTTGAGCGCGAATATTTATCAGGTTGGGCTAAAAAAGTTAGTCCTTCCTCAATAATATCAATAGGGATGTTAGTGCGCCTGGAAATAGCCGGAGGTGTCATATCAACAACCCCATCTGCATCACAAAGAACAATTAATTGTTGGAAGGTTACTAGACCTTTCCAGTTGACGGATATTGTTCCATCGTAAATTGACTCAAAGATTTTTCCGTACATTTGATACCTCCGATAAGGTTAAAAGAATCACTGACGGTAATCTAGTGTATCGGCACTAGAAAGCGAGAGCCTGTCCCGCCAGTGAAATAACTATACCACATTTGCTACCAATCTATAAATATTCCTGCGTCCATTCCTCTTACCTGTTTTTTCAATAATCCCCATGCGTTCAAGCGGAGCAAATCTAGGTGATATGGACTGATACGCGAAGGACGGTTCCTCATCTTTTGCTTTTACCACGCCCTCACGATTTTCCTGAACCCATTCTGACACATCAACGCTAGTACCTTCCGTTAGTGCCGTTAGTGCATCAACTACGCATTGCTGTAATTTAGTTACTTTCCCCTGCACAGCATTAGCGGCATCGTGGGATGTTTGGGGGTCTGAATTTCTGGCGTATGCCTGGGGCTTGCGATTCCTTTCATCCAGAATTGCCTGCGACCTGTCACGGACCATCTTCTTAAACGCAGCGTCACGCTTGCGAGTATTAAACTCAAAGGCAAAGGACATCTCCTTATCGGTTCTCAAGCCCATAATAAACTCTGCGAGCTGTAGCGGATCTGAAAAGTCGTGAGTCATAAGTTTAAGTATCAGCGAGCAAATATTGAGCCATTGCACTGCGCGTCTGCGCTTTGAAGATAGGGTCAACATCGCACCAGTAATAGTAATTTCTTCGCGATACATTAGCCGAATGACAAGCCTGACTGATATTGCCCAATTTCTGTAAGTGCTTGATTATTGATGCTTTATTTGTATTTTGTATAGTCATTGCTCAACTTTACAGTAGTTTCTGGATTCTGGCAATAAACTTATTTTAATAAGTGCTTGCAACTGCTGCACAGGTGTGAAATACTAGAGCCAAGTTAACCAAAAAGAGGAATAAATAAAATGAACACCTTAAAAAAATACAAAATTTATCACGGTAGCAGAGGAAGCCAACTTATGTACATTAAAGGCTTTTCAAAAAAAGATGCCCTGCAAAGAGCAACAGATCAGAATCTTATAGTAGGCAGAGGCAGGGTATGTGATACGGATTATTTCCCAACAGACAGTCAATAGATATGAGTATATACATAGTTGGCTGCACTACGGACTATTAC